TTACTGAAAAGTAGCGTAGTGTAGATACCGCCGCTCTCTGGGGGACAGGGTGCGGCGGTGATATTCATTCTTGTAAAAGACGTGGTGGATATTCTGTTTGATTTGTTTTTGGGAAAGAAGAAGTAGCACAAGTGAAAATCAGAGCGCTGTATGCAATGTGGTGCGGATATTTACAAACGCTTAGCAGCATAAAGCTGATGAAGCTCCTTAAAAAATTGAATATTTTTCGATTTTCTACCTCATCAGCGTCATTAGGGGAATAGTCCCTATCGTCTGTAGAAGCGATAATAACAGTATCATTCTTAAAGTCAACTATAGCGCCAACACCATATGTATTGATAAGCTGAGTTTTTCTTATATCTCCAACGGAGATCTTTTTGTCTGAATATGTTGATATGCCATTCTTCTGCATAATCTCTTATTCTAGGCTCGATACTTTCGACACGTTCAAGCGTGGTTCGTTTTATCTGATCTATATCTTTATCATCAGCAGTTTTTCGATGATGGCAGCAAAAATCCAGCACTAACGCAGAAGATCGTGGACAGCGTATCGAGGCTTTCTGAGAAGGATCAGAAGCTTGTGTTGGAGATTTCGGAGAGGTTGGGGAAAGATTGAATCGGTAAAGTGCCTGAATGCTAGTCATAAGGCACTTTTGCTATGTGGACCATACAAAAAAAGAGTTACGCTTTTCGGTTCCTCAAAGCATAACCCTACTTTTTTAGGTAATACAAAAGCTCCCCCTGCGGCGTTAAGTTCTGATAATAAAAAAAGCCATGACGGACGATGCCCGTCACGGCGAGTGACTGGTCGAGGTGACGGGACTTGAACCCACGGCAAATGTTATTCAAACTATGCTTTTACGCTGTTTTATATTTTTCGTGTCATATTCTGTGTCATATATGTCCTGAAAATAGTCATCAATGGTTTGGTCAATACGCTGGCGGTCTGTGTCAAACGTTTGCTGATATACCGATTTCAATGTGCTGGTGTTACTCCAGCCGCCACGTTCCATAGCGTATACATCAGGAATGTTTAATTTCGCCATAACGCTGGCGTTGATGTGGCGTAGATCGTGAAATGTGATCTGATAGCCTGCCGATCGCATTGTTTTGACGAAACGGCCGTACACCTGTTTCCGGGTGTAGGTTACAACATAATCATCGGGTTGCAGGTTTAGGCTGCCTATTAGATTTACTATCGGCTGCCCTAGCCGTAGCTGTCGGCGACTGTTGTAGGTCTTAGCCTGTTCTTTGTCAATTATTTCCTTGCCAACTGTGACACGCACCTGCGACAGTGTCAACACATCACCGCATAGGTCCTTGCGGCGTATACCCAGTATTTCCGACATACGCATACCGCCCCATACAGCCAACAGCACAGGAATTTCTATATCTGACCCACGGAACAGGTCCACTACGGTTTCAACATCAGGCAGAATTTTAAATTTTTTTGTTTTGGACGGCAAACGAATTTTTCCTAGCCGTATATCCACGTCATAGTATGACATAACAGCTGTAAAAAAACCATAGATGTTATGAACAGTTTTCGGCGATTTATCAACGGTCAAACCGTTCACCCAGTCCTGTACTAGCTGCGGCGTAACCTTGTCAATCGGAATATCTTTCAACCTGTCAACATTGTTACGCAGGATAGTCTGATAGCCGTGTATCGTGGTGGGTGATAGCACAGGCGTTTTTATTTTGATATATTCTTCAGCTGCGGTCTGGAATGTTATTTGCTGGTTTTCTTCGTCCTGACATTTTATCAGCCATTCCGCCGCCGCAAGCTCGGCGGCTTTTTTCGTTTCGGCCGTGAAAGATTTGTATTTACCGGTGTTTTTATCGTACACTCTCACACGATAACTTCCGCTCGGCAGTCTTTTTGCTGTTGCCATGTAAAATTCCTCCTATTATCTTGACAATATTTATGATTTATGATAGAATAATAGGGTACTTCCTACTATAGTATCATCTCTTGCTAGGTCGGTTGTGCACGCCCTCACAGGTCGCTCTGTGGGGGCTTTTTTTTGTTGTGCGGTATGTTACCCACCACACACCTTGCAAGGCTTGTAGCCTGCATTCTGTGCGTCTTGCAGGGCTATTGGCGTACAGGTATCATCATAGTATCTGCATGATTTGTTATGATACTTGTCGCCCGAAGCTGTGATATATACAATTGTTTCGGCTGGATCCTGTGCAGTGGTTGTCACAGGGATTGCTTCGGTGGTGGTTGTCGTCGTGGTGGTAGTAGTAGTAGTTGTTGTTGTGGTAGTGGTGGCTTTTTCGCCCATGTCAACTGTGATTGTTATAGGTTCAGATGTCACACCGTCATATGTGGCGGTCACGTCCGCAAAGCCGTCTTTGAGGGGTATAATCTCGTATATGACCTGAGCATAATTGGAATCCTTATATTCTATCTTGCAAATATCGTTGTTTGAAATTTGTATCTCAGGCGGTGATATCTCGTTGGCTTTCTTTCCGTCTACTTTCAAATATAGATTAGGAATATAGGCTTTTGATTTGACCGAGATATCGGACCGTGTCCATTCAAGCGTAACACTGCTATCATTGCTATTCTTGTTTTTGCCTATTACAACAGCCATTACAAGGCATATCATTATAAAAATGATACCTATGCAAGCAGCAATCGTCAAACAGCCGCTTGGCTTAGCTGTACCTGTAAAATTGCCACGAGCTTTTCTGCCCTTTGCTTTCGACTTTGAATGTGACTTTTTTCTGCCGCCTGACGTAGTGGTATATGATAGCCCCGTTCCAGGTATGCCGACAGACTTTGTGCGTCGCCCTGAGCTGTTCACTGTATATCTCGCACCTTTTCCGCCGACACTCATGCCGACAGATTTTTTGCCGATATTCAATTTCGCACCGTTGCCAATTTTGATTGATTTTCTAAAACGTAATCCCATGTTTTCTGCCCCTTTTCTGATAATCACGGCTCTGGTGGGTATACTAGCCACAGAGGTGATATATATGATATACGAAACACATCTGCGTGATATACGTCGCACACAACGTCTGACACTGCGCCAGTTATCCGAACTGTCAGGCGTTAGTTTTTCTGAAATAGACCAGATAGAACACTATAACGTTGACCCACGCATTTCAACGGCTGTTTTATTGGCAAAATCGCTAAAATGTGGGCTTGACGATTTGTTCAGTTTCAACAAATAATGTTCGATATTATAAACACGCTTGCATTTTATGCCATAAAAATGCTATGATTTACACATAGCCTATATATGTGTGTTTCATGTATATTATAGCATTTTAACGCATATTTTGCAATACTTTTTGACGTGTTTTTATTTTAGTCCGATTTTTCGGACAGTACATAAAAAGGGTATTGACAGCCGTGATAACATGGTATATAATAGGCTTATCGAACATACGTTCTATAAATCATAGGAGGAGAAAATAATGACAAAAGAAGAACGAACAGAATTTGAAAAAAAACTAGCCCACAAAATCTACATACTACAGCACCCTGAACTGTGGGAAAAAATAAGAGCAGAAAAAGGAAAGAGCTGCTTAAAGCAGCCCTCTCTTGAATAGGAGAAAATCGACATATTGGTCAAGGTCTTTGATTTCGCTGTCTTCAAGAACCTTTAATGCGTCGATAATCTTAGCTTCCTCGTCGCTTTGCGGTGGCGGGGAATTTTTTTTGCTCTCGTTTCCGCAAAGATAGTCGAGGGACACGCCAAAGTATGCTGAGATCTTCAAAAGTGTCATTGCTGACGGCTCTCTCTCATCACGTTCGTAGTTGCAGTAGGTTGTTTTCGGCAAGCCTAAGGCTTTTGCAACTTCTTCTTGTGTGAGGTTTTTCGCCATTCTCAGCTTTTTCAGGCGGTTGTCAAACATTCTTATCACCTCCTACTATATATTATATACCCATTATGGGAATTTGTCAATGAAAATAGGGCACATTATTTTCAAAATGAGTATTTTGTACAAAAATACAATCTCAAATTTGTACATATTTGTACCCAATTTGGGGTTGACAAATGCCCAAAATGAGTATATAATGATAATGTACTCAGAACGAGTACGAGAATTCAAAATGAAAACGGAGGTGTAACAAATGGCTGAAAAGACAACGATATTTGACAACATCAATGGTGAACTGAGACGCAGACATCTCACCCAGCAGGACCTTGCGAAGACTATCGAAATAGACCGCAGAACATGGTCTAAATGGCAGGATAAAAACGATATGCCAGCGTCGGTACTTCTGCAGATAGCCAAATGGCTAAACGTTACGCTGGACTATCTTACACGTGATGTTCATGCAGAATAGTGGAGGTGATAACAATGCCTGCAAAGAAAATGACCGCCAACGTCGTGATGTCAAAACGACTGAGGTCTATCAGAACCAACAATGACATCACGCAGGCAAAAATCGCAAAACGGCTGAGCATGACGCAGACAGCCGTGAGCAGGTGGGAACGGCAGTTCGGCACTATGAATGCTGAACAAATCGTAACGTACTGCAGGATAATCGGGGCGAACCCCGAAGAAATCTTTGCGGAGTATTGCAAGGAAAGGAGTGGAAGAAGATGAACGAGATGATAGCAACGCTGGAAATCATCAGATTCGTGGCTGCAATAGCGTTATGTGTGACGCTATTCGCACTAGCGGTATATGGACTGTACCGCAATATCAAAGAAACCGCAGAAGACACAGTTCGTGAAGAGCTGGAGCAGGCGATCAAGGAAGCTTCAAAGCCTGTGGTCAAGGTCGAAGTTGAAATGAAAGGAAAGTGGTAATGAACATTGTAGGAATACTGCTGATAACAATAGCTGTGCTTGCAGGGATAGATGTAGTGATGTATCTTGTGCTGAGCGTGGCGGATAGGCACTGGGAGAAACGTTTTGAAAACGAGGAGGATAAGAACAATGAAAGTTCTGATAGCTTGTGAGGAATCTCAAGAGGTCTGCAAAGCATTTCGTGCAAAAGGGCACGAAGCATACAGCTGCGACATTCAGATGTGTTCAGGCGGTCACCCTGAATGGCATATATGCAATGATGTTTTGGATATTATCAATGGCAATACAGATTTTTTTACGGGTGACGGTGCAGTACATACGGTAAATAAGTGGGATTTGCTGATAGCTCACCCACCGTGCACATACCTCTCAAACGTCGCAACGCGTCATCATAGTTTAAGATGTACAACGATTGATAAAATCAATATACGTACCTTAAAACGCATAGAAGCTATGGATTTTTTTATGAAGTTTGTAAATGCAGACTGTGGCAAAATTGCCATCGAAAATCCAGTCGGCGTTATGAATACCGCGTATCGTAAACCTGATTGTATTGTACAGCCGTATCAGTTTGCTGCAAACGAACACGATGTAGCTAACTATGTGCAGAAAAAGACTTGTCTGTGGCTTAAAAATTTGCCGCCGCTCGTGCCAACAAATGAACTACCAAAACCTAATCCGTTTGGATTTACAAAAAGCGGTAAACCAATTAATTTTGAGGAGGCACATGGCAAGATACCAGGGCTTGCCTGTGATAGCGATAGCGCCAAGGCACGAAGTAAAACATTTCTTGCAATAGCTCACGCCATGGCTGAACAGTGGGGGAATATTAAGGAGGATAACGATGATAGTGATGAGAGAGGTTTTTAAGAGGGACAAGCCCCTTGACAACGGCAGCGGAGCGGTAAGCCTTTGCGTGTTCCATTCAAATGTCAAGTCTGACGAGTGTGGTGCGCTGACAGTAACGCCAACGAAGGACTACTGCCGCAGATGTGCATTCTACAAGACCCGTGAGGATTTCGACAGAGGGCTTGGCGATGCCGCAAGGTCGCTCCGTGAGAAAGGGATTGAACCTGTTAAGAAGATGGACTATGACGGCAAGCAGTATATGAGCGTAAGACCTATTGAAAAGGAGGATAAAAATGAATAAAAAATTCACGGACGAAGAAATCGTAAGGGCGGCACTTTGCTGCACAGCAAATAGTTGCCAAACCTGCCCGTTTACAGTTTTAGGAGCAGGATTTGAAAAATGTGTCATAAAATTTTCAGAATACATAGCAAACAACACAAAAAACGAGCCTGCACTGTCTGCCAACAGCACAAGCTCGGAGGTATCAAAAGATACCGATAACATATACCTTGATGATAGCACGTTGCTTGGTATTTGTCAAGAAGGAATAGAGGAAATATCAAAAATAGCCCTTGACGACTATCCGAATGAGTTTCTGACGGGATATGTTTGTGCCGTAAGGGATAATATCAAGAGACTGAGAGGCGGTGAGGGCAATGGCTGACCTACCGACACGCTGCATAGACCCTGTTATGAAAGATTGTCAAGACTGTAGGTACGGTCACGTCATATATGGTGATGATGTGGAATGCTATGCAGACACGCAAGGCTGCTGCGTTGAAAGTGGCTGTACGTTGGGCTTTGATGAGGGCAGACCTGAGGACGAGCCAACAGAAGATGAAATAAGACAATTTGAAAAAGAAATGAGGAGATCTGAATGTCAGTAAAAATAAACTCACTTGAATTTGAGAACGTAAAAAAGATAAAAGCCGTACAGCTTGAGCCTGCAAAGAATGGACTTACTGTTATCGGCGGTAAGAACAGGCAGGGCAAGACCTCTGTCCTTGACGCTATCGCTTGGGCGCTTGGCGGTGACAAGTATAAGCCATCCTCTCCTCAGCGTGAGGGGTCTGTTGTCGAACCGCATTTGAAGATCACCCTCGACAATGGAATCGTGGTGGAGCGTTCGGGTAAAAACAGCTCTCTCAAAGTCACCGACAGCACAGGCAAAAAAGGCGGTCAACAGCTTTTGAACAGCTTCGTTGAGCAGTTTGCACTTGACCTGCCTAAGTTCATAAATCAGTCAAGCAAGGAAAAAGCTTCAACTCTGCTGAAAATAATCGGCGTGGGTGATACGCTCTATCAGTTGGAACATAAGGAACATTCTCTCTATGACCAGCGAACGGCTATCGGCAGGATAGCTGACCAGAAGTCTAAGTTTGCAAAGGAAATGCCTGTGTACGCAAACGTCCCTGCCGAGCCTGTTTCGGCTTCGGAGCTTATCAGACAGCAGCAGGATATACTTGCTCGCAACGGCGAAAATCAGCGTAAGCGTGACCAGAAAGAATACTACGAAAAGCAGTTGGAGATTGCTAAGTCTGCCTATGAGCGTGCAAAAGCAAGCTATGAAGCGGCAGTGAACAACTTCAAGCTTGCAAGCCTTGACGCACAAGACCTTGTGGACGAAAGCACAGCGGAGCTTGAAAAGAACATCTCAGATATCGAGGAACTGAACAAGAAGATAAGAGCAAACCTCGACAGGGAGAAAGCTGAGATAGACGCTGAGGACTACCGTTCACAGTATACATATCTCACTGAGCAGATAGAGGAGGTAAGGCAGGCAAAGACTGACCTGCTGAGCGGTGCAGACCTGCCCCTTGAGGGTCTTTCCGTTGAGGACGGAGAGCTGCTGTATAACGGGCATAAGTGGGACAGTATAAGCGGAGCAGAACAGCTTATCGTCGCTACCTCTATCGTGAGAAAGCTCAACCCTGACTGCGGTTTTGTACTGCTGGACAAGCTTGAACAAATGGATACCGACACCCTTGATGACTTCGGCAAGTGGCTTGAAGCACAGGGCTTGCAGGCGATAGCCACAAGAGTTTCCACAGGTGACGAGTGCAGTATCATTATCGAGGACGGCAGGTCAATGGACAATGATAAGGAAGAAAACACAGAAACGAAAACTTGGAAAGCAGGTGCATTTTAATGTATGAGATAACATCAGGAGTTGTAAGCTCCGCACAGAAAGTCGTGATATATGGTCCTGAGGGCATAGGCAAATCCACCTTTGCGGCTCAGTTCCCCGACCCTGTATTTATTGATACAGAGGGCAGTACAAAGAAGCTGAACATCAGACGTTTCCCTAAGCCAACAAGCTGGGAAATGCTCAAAAACGAGGTAAAGGAGGCTATGAACGGCAGGCTCTGCAAGACCCTTGTCATTGATACATTTGATTGGGCTGAGCAGCTTTGCATTGAAACGATCTGCTCGACACATCAGAAAAAGGGTATCGAGGACTTTGGCTACGGCAACGGCTATGTTTACGAGAAAGAGGAGATAGGCAAGTTTCTTAATCTCTTGCAGGAGGTAGTTGACAGCGGTATCAACGTTGTACTTACGGCTCACGCTCAGATGAGAAAGTTTGAACAGCCTGACGAGCTGGGCGCTTATGACCGCTGGGAGTTAAAGCTCGGCAAGAAAACTTCTTCTCAGATATCGCCTCTTGTGAAAGAATGGGCAGATATGGTGCTGTTTGCAAACTACAAAACATATGCAGTAGCTGTGGATAAGGACGGCAAGAAGTTCAAGGCTCAGGGCGGTGACCGTGTAATGTACACCACACATCACCCTTGCTGGGACGCTAAAAATCGTGACGGACTTCCGTCTGAAATGCCTTTTGAGTATAGTGGTATAGCTCACCTTTTTGCGTATACACAGCCTGCTGAAATGCCTAAGCCTGTGCCTGCACCGACAGTTCAGACAGCACAGCCTACACAGACCGCACAGACTGCCACACAAAAATCTGACGAGCCCCTTACTGATCTCAGCGGCTTTGAGGACGTTGCACCGCCGCCTATCGTTATCCCTGAGGGCATACCGAAAGCACTTGCGGACCTTATGAGAGCCAACAATGTGAGCGAATCAGACATACGCCTTGTGGTATCTCAGAGAAACTATTTTCCTTATGATACCCCTATTACAAACTATCCTGACGACTTCGTACAGGGCTGTCTGATAGGTGCTTGGGAGCAAATGCTGCCGCTTATCAGAGAAAATCAGAAAGTACCATTTTAAAAGGAGGACAAAACTATGGATAATTTTATGGAATACGGCTGGGAAGATGAGATAGTCAACGAGGGTGGGGACTTTGTCCTGCTCCCTGAGGGGGACTATGACTTCACCGTTGCAAAGTACGAACGTGCAAGACACGAGGGGTCGGCAAAAGTACCGCCCTGCAATATGGCTAAGGTCACATTCACCATTTGGGGTGCAGAGGACAGCGTGGAGATAACAGAGAATTTCTTCCTTTGCAACAAATTTGAGTGGAAGCTCTCAGCACTTTTCCTGGCTCTCGGGCTAAAAAAGCATGGCGAGCCGCTGAAAATGAACTGGAACGCTATCACAGGCAAAAAGGGCAAGTGTCACGTCTACGTTGACAACTACAAGAACAAGGACGGAGAGGACAGGCAGTCCAACAAGATTAAAAAGCTCTACGCCTATGACGAGAATGTGACTACCGTTCAGCCTGCTCAGACGCAGACACCACAGTATAGTCAGCCTGCTCAGACAGGTGGCTGGAAAGCCGGTGCGTTCTGATGATGAATTTAAGACCATATCAAAACGAGGCTAAGCTTGCTATACTCGAACAATGGTCTGAGGGAATAAACAAAGTCCTTGCAGTTCTGCCCACAGGAACGGGAAAGACAATACTTTTCTCGGCTGTTACGGAAGAATGTGTGCGGCAGGGTAAGCGTGTGCTTATCCTTGCCCACAGGGGCGAGCTGCTCGACCAGGCGGCGGACAAGCTTATGAAGTCAACAGGGCTTGGCTGTGCCACCGAAAAAGCAGAGCAAAGCTGTTTAGGCTCTTGGTATCGTGTGGTAGTAGGCTCAGTTCAGACCCTTATGCGTGAGAAAAGGCTCAAAGGCTTTTCGGATAATTACTTCAATACCATAATAATTGACGAGGCTCATCACGCCATCTCAGACGGCTATCAGAGAGTGCTTGAACATTTTCCCCATGCACAGGTGCTTGGCGTAACGGCTACACCTGACAGGGGCGACATGAAGAACTTAGGCTCGGTGTTCGACAGCCTTGCATATGAATACACACTGCCGCAGGCTATCAAAGAGGGCTATCTTTCACCTATCAAGGCTATCACCATACCGCTGAAACTTGACCTTTCAGGAGTATCAACTCAGGCAGGAGATTTCAAGGCAAGTGATATCGACACGGCACTTGACCCATATCTTTATCAGATAGCTGATGAAATGCTCAAATACTGTAAGGAACGCAAGACAGTTGTGTTCCTGCCGCTTGTCAAGACCTCTCAGAAGTTCCGTGATATCCTTATCAGCAAAGGGTTCAACGCCGCTGAGGTCAACGGAGAAAGCACAGACAGAGCGGAGATACTTGAAGCTTTCGACAAGGGCGAATACAATGTGCTGTGCAACTCTATGCTCCTCACAGAGGGCTGGGACTGTCCGTCAGTTGACTGCGTTATCGTGCTAAGACCAACAAAAGTGCGTGGACTTTACTGTCAAATGGTAGGCAGAGGCACAAGACTTTGCGAGGGAAAGACAGAGCTTTTACTGCTTGATTTCCTATGGCACACAGAACGCCACGAGCTTTGCAGACCTGCACACCTTATCTGTCAGAATGAAGAGGTCGCTGAGAAAATGACCGAAAACCTTGCCAATGAGGCAGGCTGTGCAGTGGATATCGAAGAGGCAGAAAAACAGGCAAGCGAGGACGTTGTGGCACAGCGTGAAGAGTCTTTGGCAAAGCAGCTCAAAGAAATGAAAACACGCAAGCGAAAGCTCGTTGACCCTTTGCAGTATGAAATGTCAATACAGGCTGAGGACTTGTCCTCTTATGTTCCTGCCTTTGGCTGGGAGTGTGCTCCTGCTACCGACAAACAAAAAGCAAAGCTTGAAAAGCTGGGCATTTTCCCTGACGATATAGACAACGCAGGCAAGGCAAAGCTTATCCTTGACCGACTTGAAAAGCGCCGCAATGCAGGACTTACCACACCAAAGCAAATAAGGCTGCTTGAAAGCAAGGGTTTTGAACACGTTGGCTCTTGGAGCTTTGACAGCGCAAGCAGGATGATAGCTCGTATTTCTGCCAATGGTTGGAGAGTGCCGAGAGATATCGACCCGAAAACATACACACCTGAGAACTAAGGAGAAGTGAATGGATAACACAAATTTGCTTAAAATGCTTGAATACATAGACCCTGCAAGCTGTGATTATCAGGAATGGGTCAACGTGGGAATGGCTCTCAAGCACGAGGGCTATTCCGTGAACGATTGGGACAGTTGGTCGAGGTCAGACAGCCGTTATCACAGCGGTGAGTGTGAACACAAGTGGCAAGGCTTTAACGGCAATGCTCAGCCCGTGACCGCAGGAACTATCGTGCAAATGGCAAAGGAAAGAGGATACAGCCCCAGAGAGTTTCAAGCCTATGACTGGGACGGCGAGATAGTCGCAGAGGAAGGCAGTCCCCTTGTAAACGGCGGTGAGGGCATACCGATCACCGAGCCTGCCCAATGGGATCCTGTCAAGGAGATAGTCACATATCTTGAAACACTCTTTGAGGCAGGAGAGAACGTGGGCTATGTTACGCAAACGTGGGAAACAGAAAAGGACGGCAAGACCAGGTATCTGCCCACAAAGGGGTGCTGTGACAGGACGGCAGGGGAACTTATCAAGAGACTTGGCGAATGTAACGGCGACATTGGTGCGGTGTTTGGCGACTACAAGGAAGAAGCCGGAGCGTGGATCCGCTTCAATCCTCTTGACGGCAAGGGCGTAAAGAACGAGAATGTAACAGACTACCGCTACGCTCTTGTTGAAAGCGACAGTATGCCTATAGAACAGCAGAACGCTGTGATGAGAGAACTTGAACTTCCTATCGCTGTGCTTGTATACAGCGGTGGGAAGAGCGTACACGCTATCGTCAAGATAGACGCTCCCAACTATGATGAATACCGCAGGCGTGTTGATTTTCTTTACAAGGTCTGCAAGGAAAGCGGTCTTGACATAGACAAGCAGAACCGCAATCCCTCACGTCTTAGCCGTATGCCTGGCGTAATGAGAAACGGCAAGAAACAGTTCATCATTGACAAGAACATAGGCAAAGAAAGCTTTTCGGAATGGAAAGATTACATAGAGAGTATCAATGATGATCTCCCCGACCCTGAGAGCCTGAGTGCTGAGTGGGATAACCTGCCTGAGCTTGCACCGCCACTTATTGACGGTGTTCTCAGACAGGGTCACAAAATGCTCATTGCAGGTCCGTCAAAGGCAGGCAAGTCATACGCTCTCATCGAGATGTGCATTGCTATCGCAGAGGGGGCAAAGTGGTTCGGCTGGCAGTGTGCAAAGGGGCGTGTGCTTTATGTGAACCTAGAGCTTGACAGAGCATCTTGTCTGCACCGTTTCAAGGACGTGTACACCGCAATGCACCTAGAGCCTGATAACCTCAACAGCATAGACATATGGAACCTGCGAGGTCACAGCGTGCCAATGGACAAGCTTGCACCAAAGCTTATACGCCGAGCAAGCAAGAAGAATTACATTGCCGTGATAATCGACCCTATCTACAAGGTCATAACAGGCGACGAGAACTCAGCAGACCAAATGGCTCACTTTTGCAACCAGTTCGACAAGGTATGCACAGAGCTTGGCTGTGCGGTCATATACTGTCACCACCACTCAAAGGGAGCGCAGGGCGGTAAGCGTTCAATGGACAGAGCCAGCGGTTCAGGAGTATTCGCCCGTGACCCTGACGCACTTCTTGACCTTTCAGAGCTTGACATTTCAGACAGCCTTTACAAGCAGCAGGAGGACGAAACTGTTTGCCGTATCTGTGAGAACTGGATGAGAAGATTTTACAGAAATACTGATGATCTTTGCTCACAGGACGATCTTGTTACGCCGTCAAAAATGCTTGAGATAACACACAAGTACCTGCATCCGAACTCATACAAGCTTATGATGGCCGACATAGACAAGGCTAAGCTTGCAGTAAGAAACCGCACGGCATGGCGTATAGAGGGTACTCTGAGAGAGTTCCCGAAATTTGCTCCCCTCGATATGTGGTTTGATTATCCTGTTCACAGAGAGGATACTGTGGGCGTGCTTAAAGACTGCGAGGTAGAGGACATCTCACCGAATTGGAAAAAGAATTTCAGCAAGAAGAAGACCAATGAAGACCGCAGCAAGGAACGCAAGGAGAGCATTGAAACAGCTTTCAGCGGTGTGCAGGAGAACGGTAAGTGCCGCATTTCTGAGCTGGCGGAGTACATAGGAAAGAGCGAAAAGACCGTTGGAAGATACCTCAAAGAGCATGGTGGCTTTTGGATAGAAGAGGGAGAATGCGGCTTAAAAGCTCAGTAGACAGACAAGACAAAATCGAATTTTTGAACTTTTAGACAGACAGAAAAAAATCGAAAAGTGTCAGGACAAAATCGAACTTTTTTCTTTGTCGGACAATATCGAAAATTACCGAGTTTGTCGGACGGACAGACAAATCTATTATTATAAACAATACTTTTTGTCGGGGGCTTAAACTCGCCCCGACGAAAAAGTAGTTTGAATAATGACGCGCGAGGAGGAACACACGCAGATGAGAGCAACAAGAAGTAAGGCAAGGCAAGACGTTGTTAATGCAGCTAAGAAAATGCCACCGCTTTTTCATAAGCTGCCTAATGAAGATTTCGACTATCGAAAATCACGCACGCTTTGGTGGCTCGTGAAACAGCCGCAGGTACTCAAATACATTTGGGATATGGTCAAACAGTCGGGAGCATTGGTGTATGATGACAAGTCACACAAGTGGCATGGAGTAGATTTCAAATGCGAGGAGGAAGATGATGACTGAATTTTTTATGGCAATGATACCGCCGACGGCTACGGCGCAGGAACACAAGGTGGCAGTGAGAAACGGCAAGCCGATATTTTATGACCCACCCGATGTCAAGGCGGCAAAAGAAAAGCTCACGGCAAACCTAGCAAGGCACAGACCGCCTGAAAAGTACATCTGTGGGATACGGCTCATAACAAAGTGGCTGTTTCCAAATGACGGCAAACACAAGGACGGAGAGTACAAGATCAGCAAGCCTGACACGGATAACTTGCAGAAGATGTTCAAGGACTGTATGACAAAGCTTGACTTCTGGACAGACGACCAGCTTGTGGCGAGTGAGATATGCGAAAAGTTCTGGGCGGACATACCCGGCATTTATGTGAGGATAGAGGAGCTATGACGATACACGAAGTAAAGAAAAGTCTTGGACGCAGGGTGAGCTACAACGGTTCTGACTGCTACCGGCTGACAGGGTGCATTATCCGCAAGAGCAGTAAGACAGGTCAGTTCTTCTATCAGGCGGAGATCGCTGACAAGACTTGTGGCAATACGTTGGTGTATTGTAGGCTGGAAGAGGTGAGGTGTGAGGAGGCAAAAGAATGAAAACACATAATCTGAAACTTAGTATAGAATTTTGTGACGCTGTTCTGAGCGGTGAGAAAACTTTTGAGGTCAGAAAGAATGACAGAGGTTTTCAGACAGGAGATCTGATAAGATTTATACCGACTGACGTAACGTCTTATCGTAGCTCAGACGGCACAGTAAGAGAACACGCAAAACATGAGATATCGGGACATACATACAAGATAACATATATCCTCAACGGCTGGGGAATAAAGAATGGGTATGTTGTGCTGGGAATAAGAGAGGAGAGATCCTATGGAAAGAAACGACCCAATGACCATGTCACGCCTGAAAGCCTACCGCAGGAACGCCGCAGCCATTGAGGACATCAAGGCAGATCTTTCAGGCAAGTACGTTGCCGACAGTATCAGCGTATGCACTCCACCGTCCTACACACCACACAGCACACGCATAGACGGCTTCTTGCCAAGCGGTGATACACTTTCACTGCTGTGCGAGCAGGCACGGTTAGAGCGTGAGCAGAGGGCTGTGGAGGAGTTTATCAAGGGGATAGAGGATAGACAAATGAGGAAGATATTTGTACTCAGGTTTGTAAAAGGCTTTACTTGGATACAGATAGGACACAAGGTCGGAGGTACAGCGGACGGCTGTAGAATGGCGGTCAAAAGATTTTTGCAAAATGCTTAAACTTGTTCGCTCTGTTCGTTTTACCTATGTTATAATTTAAACTGAGGAAAGTGTAGATGTACCTCAGACTTGTACTTTCATTGAAGTCACCTCCAATTTTCTAAGCCCCGTAAGGGGCTTATGCAGAGCGTGAGTGCATGAGCTTGCGGTCTGTTCCATACGGTCAGTTGGTTGCCCGGAAAAGCCAACACATAATATTTGAACCGCCGCCAAGCTTTCGGGCTTCGGGCGGTGTATGCAGGTTGAGAGCGCACGAACTTAAAGCCTGCACCAGTGAAACTACTCCGCATAGTCATGAATATGTGTTGCTGTAAGTGTAATCGGAGTTAATGGCTTACAGGACAGCCTGACGTTAACGGGACCTAGCCGCAAGGGCTGAGCAGGCAGCGGCAAGAATGCAGGTCGAGAGCGTGCCAGCTCAACATCTGCTCCAACATTTACAAAACTCCTTATAATATTTTCGTGAGAGGCACTCCTATGGGGGTGTCTTTTGCGTTGTGGGAAAATCTCAGAAAGGACGGTGTCCTCATGACAGCACGGCAAAAGAAATTTGCAGAATACTATGCTCAAAGCGACAACACCGTTCAGAGTGCAATCAAGGCAGGATACAGCGAAAAGTATGCGAAAGCTGACGCCTGCAAAATCCTAGATAATCCTAGTGTTGGGGAGTATATCCGTGTGCTGTCTGAGAAAGCTTAGGACGAGCGTATAATGACCGCAAAGGAGAGGCAGGCACTCTTGTCTGATATCGCTAAGGACGGCAAGAACGACCCTGCTGACCGTATTAGAGCCGTCGATACCCTCAATAAAATGACAGGAGAGTATGTGGTTAAGATACAGGCGGAGGTCAAGACCTCTGAAAAGCTTTCGGACGTTTTCGCTCAGATAGGCGGTGAGGGGCTTGACGATGAATAATAAACAACGCTATGAAAACCTTCAGCACGGCTTTTATGCTGGTGCAGGTAAATATGATATACCTCAACTGATCGGCTCAAAGATAACGGATATTCCCGAACTTATCGGCTTTAATTACGCCAAGACAACAAAGAACAGACAAGATAAGGGCGTACATTTCTTTCTTGATGATTATCAATTTCTCAGGCTTTGGAATAATCCGACTGCCTATCTTGATATTCTCAAAAGTTTCAGATGTGTCCTTACTCCTGATTTTTCACTATATGCTGATTTTCCGATAGCAATGCAGATATACAATCATTACCGCAAGCATTGGCTCGGTGCGTTTTGGGAAGATAACGGAATTGAAGTCATTCCAACTATATGTTGGAGCGACGAAAAGTCTTTCAAATGGTGTTTTGACGGAGAACCTGTCGGCGGGACGGTGGCTGTATCTTCTGTGGGTACACAGAATAGCAAGGTCGCAAAGACAGCGTTTTTGACAGGTTACGAGGCTATGTGTGAAAGAATTAAACCTGAAACCGTATTGTTCTATGGCAATGTTCCAGATGAATGTAAAGGCAATATTGTACACATAAAAGCGTTTTCAGATAAATGGAAAGGAGCGAAAATAAATGGGTGGTAGAGGTAGTTCGAGCAGCTTAGGAGGCTCGAGAAATGTAACTTCAGAAGAAAGAGTCAAGGTTCTTGAAAAGAAAATCGACGACATAAAAGAAAAGTTGGCTACGATTGTATCAGAAAACGGCAGTGCAATGGGTCTTCCTGATAAATATTATGATTTGCAAAAACAAAGGGATTCTTTGGAACGTGAACGCAGCAAAGAACTTGGCAAAATCGCACAAAACAGAAAGCCGACATATGAAACGAAAGAACATCACACTTTTGTGAATGGTTGGGGCGAGGCAACAACAAGAGAAATTACAAGTTTATCATATAAACGAGCACAAGCTCGACTAGATAAAATAATAGAATCAAGATTTAAAAATCGTTAAAAGTTGAAATTCGTCCGCTTGTTAGGAGTTGGTGAAGCCTTTGAGTAAATTCCCACATTTCAAAACTCCTTATAATATTTTTCACAAGGGCGGTCGCTTTTGCGTTGCACGGAGGTATACAATGCCAATACCAAGACCCGATCGAAACGGCTCACATCAAACACAGTTTCGTATCAATAAGAAGAAGATATACGCTACCCAAACAGTCTGCGGTATCTGCGGTAAGCCTGTTGATTTTTCATTGAAATATCCGCACCCACTGTCAGCTTGCATAGATCATATCATACCCATAGCAAAAGGCGGTCACCCTTCGGACATTTCAAACTTGCAATTGGCACATTGGTGCTGTAATCGCCAGAAATCTGACAAATTGGTGGAAAAACAGGTGTTTGACCAGTCTCTTGAACTGATTTCCAACCGAATTTTACCACAATGCTACGATTGGAAGAATTTTTAACAAATTATTGACAATATGGGGGGTATGCCCCCTTTTGAGGTCAAAAATGACCTTCACCGCCGCACTGCTTATATTTCTCGCAGGATTGAAATAACTGGAAAGGATATACAAGATGAGCGAATACAAAGGCATGGCATATTTGAAAAAGAAGCTCTCCTCAAAGGCTTCGAGGGTCAATGTGCGCTATGACTACTATCACATGAAGAACGGCCTTACTGACATGGGCAAAATGATACCACCAAGCTATAACTGGATGCGTCCTGTGCTAGGCTGGTGTGCGAAGGCTGTTGATACCCTTGCGGACAGAATAGTATTTGACAGCTTTGAGGACAACACTTTCTACGTCAACGAGATATTTGACAACAATAATCGTGACGTGTTTTTTGATTCTGCCATTCTCTCAGCGTTGGTGTCCTCCTGCTGTTTTGTGTATATTTCGGCTGATGAAACAGGCTATCCACGCTTGCAGGTCATTGACGGCAGTAACGCTACTGGCATTATCGACCCTATCACGAATATGCTCCGTGAGGGCTATGCAGTGCTTGATAGGGATAACAATTTCAACCCCACCATTGAAGCCTACTTCACCGCCGAACAGACAGAGATATATCGCAGAGGCTATGACGTTGAGATCTATGACAATCCTGCGCCTTACCCTCTGCTTGTGCCTATCATATACCGCCCTGACGCTGTTCGTCCTTTCGGTCACAGCAGGATATCAAGGGCGTGCATGGAGCTTGTGCAAGAGGCTATGAGAACGCTCAGGCGGTCGGAAGTATCAGCCGAGTTTTACAGCTTCCCACAAAAATATATACTCGGCCTTTCAGATGATGCCGAGAAAATGGACAAATGGGGTGCAACAATGTCCTCACTGCTGACTATCACCAAAGATGATGACGGTGGTAATCCTACGGTCGGACAGTTTCAGCAGCAGTCCATGTCACCATACTCTGAGCAGCTTAAATCTATAGCTTCGTTGTTCGCCGGAGAAACAGGGCTGACCCTTGATGACTTGGGCTTCGCAACGTCCAACCCTGCCAGCTGTGAAGCGATCAGAGCCGCTCATGAGAACCTCAGACTTACCGCACGCAAGGCGCAGAGGACGTTCGGTAGTGGTTTTCTAAACGTGGCGTATCTTGCCGCCTGCGTTCGTGATAACACGGCCTATATGCGCTATGCTTTCAGCGATATCAAATCGCAGTGGCTTCCTATCTTCGAGCCTGATTCTGCTGCACTCTCAGGCGTGGGCGACGCTATCCTAAAAATCAATCAGGCTGTTCCTGACTATCTCGGTGCAAAGGGTATCCGTCAGCTCACAGGCATAGAGGGCGAAAACAATGGCTGATATCGGTGCAGAACTGCTTGAAAAAATTCGTGCTGAGTTTCAAAGCAGGTGCAGAGCTGACAAACATATACAATCGGTTTTGAAGAAAATAGATGGCGGCACTGCAAAAATGGAAGAAGTCGCCATGCTATCGAAACAGCTCGGGTTTAGAGCCTCTCAGGCTATCGGTGCACACGTCAACGTAGCTGCATTACCTGACGGCAAGATGTACTACAACATTGCCGATACCATACTCACGGGCGTGCTCAAGGACAACTACGATGTTATAAACTCCGCTGCCGCAGAATGCCAAAAGGCACTTGACAGCCAAACAGGCATAAACATCACACCTCAGCAGGCTGCTTTCCCTACCGAGCGTGTGCAGGCGGTAGTCAATGCGGCTTCTGTGCCAGATATTGCAGAAGAAGTGATGATACGGCGAATGACAGCTCCGGCGCAGAACATCACTGAGAGTTTTTACAACGATTATGTTCAAAAAAACGTGAAGCTTCGTTCTGATGCAGGACTGGACTGCTACATCATTCGCAACGATCACGGCGGCTGCTGTAAGTGGTGTTCAAAGCTTGCAGGCAAATATCACTATCCTGAAGATGTTCCGAAAGATGTTTACCGCAGGCATGATAACTGCGGCTGTACTGTTACATATCTCAACGGCAGGAAGGCACAAAACGTGTGGAGCAAGACCAGGTGGGACGTTTCTGACGATGAATTTGAACGCATGAAAAAGGCTGGGGCCAGAGAGCCTGTCAGACTTGTTGACAAGTCGGGCAAAAGTGGTATAATAGAAGCAAAGAAGCCAAATTATGCAAAGGCTACATATGAAATTCAGCACGAATGTGAAGTCAATAAAGTTGCTTACAACAAAGTCGAAAAGCTCTCCGAGCAATTAAGCAACAGTGAGATCATAAACAGATTGGCTGGTGGAGATATGACAAAAGGCTCGTGTGCTTCGCTTGGGTTTGCTTACATAGGCAATAAGAATGGACTTGACGTTCTTGATTTCAGAGGTGGAAACAGTCAGAATATATTCTCAAGAACGTCCACGATAAAGAAAGTCCTGGAACTTCCAAACGTGAAAGGCTCTGTGGTCAAAGTCAAAAAGGAAGCAGCTGATACCGCTGCATTGCTGAAAAAGCTTGAGCATAACAAAGAATATTTTGTTGCAGCAGGAAAACACGCTGCTATTGTTAGAAACACTGAAAACGGGCTTGAATACTTAGAACTCCAGTCGAGAATGCAAAATGGCTGGACATCGTTCAATAAGTATGGCTCGACTGTTGCAACACTCCAAGAGCGTTTCAAGTGTCGCAAAACAGTTGACAGATCATTCGGAATGGTGTGGGAAAAATCAGTTGTTATAATAGACACAGATTCATTTGCGGATAGCAGCGATTTTCAACATATACTTGGATACATAAACACCGCTGCTGGTAAACAGGAAAAGGGGTTGAGTGGTAATGTCAAATAGATGGTACAAAGAAGAAGATACTGATGTTATTTGGTGGAAAGATGATCCGAACACCATTGGAGAGTTTGTATTCAGCTTTGACAAAACCACTGAATTTAATATGTTCCGTGATTATCCCTACAAGCTAACAGAAGAGCAAAGACAGATTTTTGACAAAGAAAATCCCGAATGGGCAGATTTCTTTAAAGACAGAAAATAAACCTTTACCGCTCCGCTACGGCGAGGCGGTATTTTTATACCCAAAAACAGAAAGGACGGATAAATATGAATTTCGGACAGGCGCTCGAAGAAGCAAAGAGAGGTAAGAAAATAGCAAGAAAAGACTGGAACGGCAAAGGACAGTATGTTGAGCTTGCAACTAATGTTAGTTATAAATCACCTAATGGTACTGTGATAAATGTAAACCATAAGGCTATGGGCAATAAAGCATTAGCGTTTGTGGGAACTTCTGGCGTACAACTTGGCTGGCTTGCAAGTCAAGCAGATATGTTGTCGGAAGATTGGCAGACAATAGACTAATCAAACATCGGAACTAAGCACCTTAACGGGTGCTTAGTTCATACCCAAAAGGAGGTAATTCCCTATTGAGGATAAGAAAGTCGGCAGGCAGACCCCCACCATATCGGTAGTGTTGCCCTATGAGCAGACAAAAGGCAATGAGGCTATCGCAATGTACAACAAATCGGGGCGCACTGCACAGGAATGGCAGGAGTTAATGCTTTATGACATCATGGCGGTGGACGATGAGGGATTGTGGAAGCATATGAAGTTCGGTTGGTCGATACCAAGACGTAACGGCAAGTCAGAACTGCTTATAATGCGTGCGATCTATGGCCTGCAAAATGGCGAGCGTGTTCTTTACACCGCCCACCGAACTACAACATCACACTCGGCATGGGAGAAAATCATCGACCTTATCACAAAAATGGGTTTTCTTGAAAAAGAGGACTTCAAGACCGCAAAGCAGTTTGGTCTTGAGCGCATTGAGTGGCTCAAGGGGGATGGAATTATTAATTTCCGTACACGTTCATCAAAAGGTGGACTTGGTGAGGGATATGACCTGCTCATTATCGACGAAGCACAGGAATACACCACCGACCAAGAAACAGCCCTCAAATATATCGTCACAGACAGCCGCAACCCTCAAACGCTTATGTGCGGAACACCGCCGACAATGGTTTCTGCCGGTACAGTTTTTACAAAGTATCGACAGAAGACGATTTCAGGCAAAGGCGGTGACGACGGCTGGGCTGAATGGTCTGTGCCGAAGCTCACAAACGCACATGATCCTGAGCTGTGGTATGCCACTAACCCGTCTTTAGGTACTATCCTCACGGAACGTAAGATACGCTCGGAGCTTGGCGACCCGAAAGACGACCAGGTTGATGATAATATCCAGCGTTTAGGTTTGTGGCTGACCTACAACCAAAAGTCGGCTATAAGCAAGGGCGAATGGCAGGCACTTTGTATCAGTGGTAAGCCTAATATCAGCAGAGAGCTGTTTTTTGGTATCAAGTACGCAAAGGTCACGGACAATGTTTCCCTTGCTGTTGCCGCAAAGACAGCGGACGGCAAGATATTTGTAGAGGCTATAGACTGCCGACCTGTGCGAGAGGGAAACGATTGGATAATCGCATATCTGCGCAATCCGCATATGCGTGAAACCGTCATTGACGGAGCAAACGGACAGTCTTTGCTTGCGGCAGATATGAAGAATGCAGGCATCAAACGCAAGCCTATCCTACCAAAAGTCGCTGATGTGATCACCTCGTCAGCAGGCTTTGAGCGAGGAGTATTCGCACAGAATATTTGTCATGCTGACCAACCGTCCCTTGAACAAGTCATTGCAAACTGTGAACACAGAGCCATAAGCTCAGGCGGTGGCTTTGGCTATACCTCAATTCTTGAAGGTGCTGACATATCACTGCTTGAGGCGGTGGTGCTTGCTCACTGGGCGTGTGCAAATTCATCAGATAAGAAGAAAGTACAGAAAGTAAGCTGGTAACAGCTTGTTATATATCACCTACACCGCAGGGTAAAGCGGGGAAAGGAAACACTATGGCAGAATTTGAAGCTATAACAACACAGGAAGCCTTCGACAATGCGATAAAAGCAAGGCTCGAGCGCAACACGGATACAGTCAAGAAGCAGTTCGAGGGTTACATTTCCCCTGACGACTTCAAGACAAAGACAGCCGACCTTAACAGCAAGATCACCGACCTTACAGGCAAGCTTGCGGAAAAGGACACTACTATCGCAGACCTCACTGCAAAGAACAAGGCATACGAGACCAGCTCGGTAAAAATGAGAATTGCCCACGAAAATGGTATCCCTTATGAGCTCGCAAACAAGCTTTCGGGAGATACAGAAGAAGCTATCAAGAATGACGCTGAAACATTTGCAAAGTTTATCGGCAAGAAACAGACAGCACCTCTTGGCAGCACAGAACACGAACACGCAGACGGCAAGAATGCGGCATACAAGTCGCTGCTTGCAAGTCTGAAAAATTAGTTTTGAAAGGAAGTAATATTTATGGCAGACATTCTCTCAAAGGGTGCAAAGTTTGACCCTGTTCTTGTAACAGAACTTTTTGACAAGGTTAAGGGTAAGTCCTCACTGGCTGCACTTTGCGACCAGACACCTATCGCATTCAACGGACAGAAAGAGTACATTTTCACAATGGATGATGAAGCAGATCTTGTAGCTGAAAACGGCAAAAAGACAAGGGGAAGCGTTGCGCTTAACCCTGTGACTATCGTTCCAGTTAAGCTTGAGTACGGCTCACGAATTTCAGACGAATTTCTCTACGCTTCTGAGGAAGTTCAGATAGACATTCTGAGAAATTTCTCTGACGGCTTTGCAAAGAAAGTGGCAAGAGCCCTTGACATCATGGCTTTTCATGGTGTTAATCCAAGAGCCAAGACAGCTTCTACGCTTATAGGTACAAACCACTTTGACAACGGTGTAACTGTGATAAAGCAGGACAGCACGTCACCAAAGACTCCTGACGCTCTTATCGAGGAGGCTATCGCTGCAGTGCAGGACAACGAATATGATATTTCAGGTCTTACAATGGCTCCGTCGTTTAGAGCTGACCTTGCAAAAATGGTGGACACAAGCGGCAGAAAGATTTATCCTGACCTTGCTTGGGGCAATGCACCGACTTCTATGAACGGTATTCAGACAGTTACTAACAACACTGTTTCGTTCAATTCAAGCAAAGACCTTGCCATTGTGGGCGACTTTGCGAGAGCCTTTAAGTGGGGCTACTCAAAGGAAATTCCACTTTCAATCATTCCGTACGGTGATCCTGACAACAGCGGGCAGGACCTCAAGGGCTACAATCAGGTATACATCAGAGCCGAAACATATATCGGTTGGGGCATTCTCGACAAGTCTGCATTCGCTGTCATTCAGTCAGCTGCTAAGTAAGGGGGCGGCATAAATGGCGGCAGAGTACGCAACTATCGAGGACGTTATAAGGTTCGGTCGAAAGCTCACGGCTGAGGAGCAGGAAAAGGCGGCGGCTCTGCTGCCTGTCGCCTGCGCAAAGCTTTCAACTGCCTGCAAGAAGTATGGCAAAGATCTTGACATTATGATAGCTGATGAACCTGACATAGAACTTGTGGCAAAGGATATCATAGTCCGTGCTGTACTGAGAGCTGTTGACGCTATTGCGGACAGCTCTCCTGCGGCTTCGCAGGCTTCACAGTCTGCTATGGGCTACTCAGTATCAATGACCTACCTCAACGCAGGACAGCAGTTATACTTCCTTAGAAACGAACTGAAAGAGCTGGGAGTTATGCGGCAGAGATACGGAGCAATGGAGGTATATGATATATGAGATTAAATATCAAAGGCATACCTGTCAAGCTGTCTGTAAAAACGCAGACAGGTGTTGACGGTTTCAAAAGACCTATATACGAAACTTCGCAGGAAGTTGTCGAAAACGTTCTTGTGGGCGAGCCATCCGCAGAGGACGTTGTAAACGAGCTTAACCTATCGGGCAAACGCATAGCTTACACTCTTGCAATACCAAAAGGAGATACACACGTTTGGGAAGACACAGAAGTCGAGTTCTTCGGCAGAAAATTCCGCACCATAGGTCTTCCGACAGAGGGCATTGAAGAAAATTTGCCGCTCAGTTGGAATAAGAAGGTAAAGGTGGAACGCTATGAGTAAGGTTAAGATAGAGCTTGACCACAACGCAGTTGCGGCTTTTCTCTGCTCTGCACCTGTTGAAAGCATGGTCAAGGGATATGCTGACAGAGCCGTTCAAAGGCTTGGCACGGGGCATAAAGCGTATACTATCACATGGACAAGATACCCGAAAATGCGCCGTAAGGTCGCTATCGTCAAGGCTAAAACCAAGAAGGCTCAGCGTGCTAATCTTAGAAATAACACACTTTTGAAGGCGGTGCTTGGTAAGTGATAGAGAAGATAATTCTTGACTGGCTGGGGGCAAAGCTTGACGTTTCAGTTTATCTTGAAGAGCCTAAAGAATTGCCGGAAGAGTATGTGCTAATCGACAAACTAGGCTCGGCAGAGAATGACCTTATCACATCTGCCACCATAGCCGTTCAGAGCTACTCAGCGAGCCTATACGGAGCGGCAGAACTTAACGCAAAAGTTAAAAAGGTTATGTCTGAAAGCGTGTCACAGGGCAATATATGTCGCTGTGCGTGCACGTCAGACTACAACTATACAGACACAGAAACGAAGAGATACCGCTATCAGGCGGTATTCGATGTAACCTACTACGAGGAGTGATAATACTATGGCAAACAATAAAGATAACGTATCAACAGGCAAGCCAAAGGTAGGCGGAGCGGTTTTCACAGCGGTCACAGGATCTACACTGCCGACGGATGCAACAACAGCACTTGACGCAGCGTTCAAAAGCCTGGGCTACTGCTCAGAGGACGGTGTAACAAACAGTTCTGGCATTTCTACTGAAAACATCAAAGCCTGGGGTGGAGATATCGTTGATACACCACAGACAGAAAAGACGGACACGTTCAAGGTCAAACTGATAGAGTGTACCAATACAGATGTGCTGAAAACTGTCTACAATGGCAGCAATGTTTCGGGCGACCTTGACACTGGCCTGACTATCAAGGTAAACAGTGCCGAGCATGAAGATCAGGCGTTCGTGTTCGATATGATACTGAAAAATAACGTACTGAAAAGAGTGGTCGTTCCGTTCGGCAAGGTGACGGAGATATCTGACATCACCTATAAGGATAATGAGCCTATCGGCTATGAGCTGACTATCACAGCCACACCTGACGAGAACGGCAATACACACTATGAGTACATGAAAAAGGGGGAATAACCTATGCTGACAGGTAAGACAGAAAGCGGTTTTGAGTTTGAAATAGAGGAGAAGACCCTTGACGACTATGAGTTTATCGAAGCTGTCGGCAAGTGTGAGCAGGGCGACCCCCTTGCATATGTCAAGGTAGTTGACGCCGCTTTGGGAAGCAAAAAAGAAAAAGCTTTTGCGAAGATAAGAGAAAAGTGCGGCTATGTATCGGCTAAAGAGATAACAAAGTTGATCGTGGAGATCTTCCAGACACCTAAGACAAAAAACTCCTAGTCCTTGCCGCTGTCATGGAGCGTTACCCTGATGAGCTTGACTGCGATATGGCACAGTATTATCACATATACGACTTTAAGTCGCTACCTGCACGAAAGGTGGCGATTTTTCTTTGCGGTCTTGACAGCAGTTCACGGGTCAAGCGCAAACTCAACGGCGTTGGCGGTTCGTTTTCTGAAATACTGCTTGCGCTGATATTTGACCGCCTGCAATGGATATGCTGGTCGCAGACAAAGGACGGACAAAGAGGCGTGAACGTACCGCAGTCAATAGCTGAAAAGCTTATAGGTAAAAGCGAGAGTGACAGCGAGATAACAGCGTTCCGAAGCGGCGAGGATTATGAGAAAGCAAGAAGAAAAATCTTAGGAAAGGAGGACTAACATGGCAGAAGAAAACGGCACACAGCTAGGCAAGGCATATGTGCAGATAGTTCCGTCTATGCAAGGGCTTGCATCAGAGCTGAGAAGAGCGTTCGGGGATAGTATGCCCGATGGTCACAAGTTTGGAAGTTCTCTCGGCGGCAAGGTCGTTTCAGGTTTTGGAAGCACTATCAAAAAAGGCTTTGCACTTGCCGCAAAAGCTGGTATAGCAACTATATCGGCAGCAAGCGCAGGCATAGGCGCTATAGTCAAAAGCTCTGCGAGCGCATATGCGGACTATGAGCAGAACATAGGCGGCGTTGAAACACTTTTCAAGGATAACGCTGATACTATCGTAAAGTACGCCAGTGAGGCATACAAGACCGCAGGAATATCGGCTAATGACTATATGCAGAACGTCACAAGCTTTTCTGCTTCACTCTTGCAAGGTTTGGGCGGTGATACTGCACAGGCGGCTGAGATAGCCAATGAAGCAATGGTAGATATGAGTGATAATGCTAACAAATTTGGCACGGACATATCTTCTATCCAGAACGCTTATCAGGGCTTTGCAAAGCAGAACTATACCATGCTCGATAACTTAAAACTGGGCTATGGCGGTACACAGGCGGAAATGGCAAGGCTAATCAACGATTCAGGCGTGCTTGGGGATTCGATAAAGGTCGATGAAAAGACCGTCAACAGCGTGTCATTTGACAAAATGATAGAGGCTATCCACAAGGTACAGACTGACCTTGATATCACGGGTACTACTTCAAAGGAAGCGGCAACAACAGTTTCCGGCTCTCTTGGTTCTGTGAAAGCAGCGTGGGCAAACCTTATGGCAGGAATGGGCGACAAAAACGCTGACCTAAAAAATCTTATCAAGGAAATGGTAAGTACAGTAAAAGCCTTTGCAAAGAACATTCTGCCTGTCATAAAGCAGGCTCTTTCAGGGGTCACAACGCTCATAAGCGAGCTGGCTCCTGACATAGCGGCTGAGCTTCCACAGCTTGTGAGCGACCTGCTCCCACAGCTTATAGAAGCAGGCACGCAGATATTTCAGGCACTTGTAAAAGGCATTTCTGATAATATCGGCACGATAACGCAGGCGACCATAACAGCCGTTACAACTATTGCAACGGCACTTATCCAGAACACAGGTCCTCTCGTGCAGGCGTTGGCAACGATCATAACCACTATAGCACAGGCTTTGCCGACTATATTGCCCGACCTTATCAATGCAGTTGTTGAGCAGATACCTACAGTTATACAGGCTGTTATAGATTGTATGCCCGCAATAATTGACGGCACGATACAGATAGTGACCGCTATTGCAGAAGCACTTGTGGATAACATAGATCTTATAATAGACGGCGCAGTGCAGATAATAGACGCACTTGCAATGTCGCTTTCAGATAGTGATACGGCGGCAAAGCTTGCTCAATCGGCACTTAAAATAATCGGCACGCTTACAATGGAGCTTTTGAAAAATCTCCCTGATATCCTTGCCGGCGGCATACTTATAGCGGTCGAACTTATCAAGGGCATCGCACAAGGTATGGTGGACTACTTTGCACCTGTTTCAGACGCTTTGTCTGATATGCTTATTGACCTTACAGACTGGTTTTCACGCAAGTGGAACGATTTTAAGGAGTGGGGTTCAGATATGATACAGGCGTTTATAGACGGCATAAAAGAGAAGTGGCAGAGCCTTAAAGATACTGTATGTGACGTAGCCTCAAGCGTTAAGGACTTTCTCGGCTTTTCCGAACCTGACAAGGGTCCTCTTTCAAACTTCCACACTTTTGCGCCTGATATGATGGACCTTTTCGCAAAGGGTATAGCAGACAATGAGGACACTATCACCATGCAGTTCAACAGGTCACTGCAACCAATTATGGATACGGATATCATATCGCCAAGCTTTTCGGCACTCCCCGAAAAGAGTGTGAATAATAGCGGTAACGATACCATGAACAAGATCATCGCTCTCCTAGAAACCTACTTTCCACAGCTTGCACAGCAAGGAAACATTTATCTTGACGGCGATAAGCTCACGTCAAAGGTGGACGGAAAACTAGGTGAGAGGGTCACAAGCAACGAAAGGAGGCTTGCAAGTGTCTAATGAATATATAGAGTTTGGCGGCAGAAAGTCTACCGATTTCTATTTGGTTATCCAAAAGGACGGCATTCAGATATCTCAGCCGGAGGAAAACAGAATAGAAGCCACCCTGCCGTTTATGAACGGCTTTTATGACTTTTCCAAAATGGCAGGCGAAAGGACGTACAAACAGCGTGATATCATGATAAAATTCAGCCTTTCTGCAAAAGATGAAAACGAACTTTACCGCAGAAAATGTGATGTTGTCCGCTGGCTCAGCGGGGCAAAGGACGAGTTGAGGATAAGCTTTCTGACGGACTATCACTTTGTGGGGGCAACAGCGGTGTTTGATACCTCTGCATTTGAGTTCACTTCACGGCGCACCGCTGATCTGACAGTGAACTTCAAAACGTATCCTTTTCTGCGTTCTGATGATTACTCAGACATCGGTTTTGACAACTTCAAATTTGAAACCGATTATCTGAATTTGACGGATATATCGCTGACAGCGGTCGAGCAGACACGATACGCCCCTCCTGCAACCTTGAAAGTCTACTCATATGCTGATAGACCCATACGCCCACGCCTTTCTTACAAGCGCTCAGAGGACGATGCAAAGAGTGTGGGCTTCACCTATTTTGCACTCAACGACCAAGAGATAAGTGCAAGTGTATACCGCAACACGGAGAAAGAATTCGACCTTGACGAGCTGACTTTACAGCCTGGTGTGAATACTCTTGCGGCTTATGGCTTCGGCACACTCACGCTCAAACTTTACGAGGAGGCACTCTGATGTTCATAGTAACGATAACAAACGGAGCTGAAAACACTATCATACACAGCGACGGCACAGACCGCATATCGGGTGGCAAGATAGCAAAGACTATCAATGCTGTTGATAGTTTCAGTTTTACCATATATCCGAACAATGCAGGGTATGACCTTTTGAAACCACTGACAACATCGGTCAAGGTCTATGATGAAAGTACTGACAAGGACATTTTTATAGGCAGGGTTTTGAAGTGTCCTGACAGCATGGACGAGAGAGGTCTGATATGCCGCAAAGTCACCTGCGAGGGGCGGTTAGGCTGGCTATACGATAGTGTTCAGCCGTATGTCGAATACAAAATGGTAGGTATATCAACAGTGCTTTCTTCGTTCCTATCCAAACATAATTCACAGGTGGGTGCAGATAAGCGCATAGAGCTGGGGCAGGTCACTGTTACGGCGAGCAACAACTACACATACACTGCGAATTGGGATAAGACAATGGACGTTATCGCAGACAAGCTTGTAGGGAAATTCGGCGGCGAGATACAGCTCAGAGATAAAGACGGCAAGGTATATCTTGACTATCTTGAGAGCATAGGACACGGCACAGATACCACCATAGAGCTTGCAGTCAACCTTAAAACCATATCACGGGAGGTCGATGAAACGGCGGTCATAACACGTCTTTACCCTCTCGGCGCAAAGCTTACAGACAGCGAAAAGCGGTTGACCATCGGCACTGTGAATGGGGGCAAAGACTACATCGAGGACAGTTCTTTGGTCACAAAGTACGGCATTATAAGCGGTACGCAGATATGGGACGACGTTACCCTTGCGAGCAATCTTCTCAGCAAAGGCAAGGAGTATCTTAAATCTGTCAATCGTGCGAAAGTGCAGTATCAGATAACAGCACTTGACCTCTCGAGAATAGACAAACACATTGAGCAGTTTGAACTCGGCTGTTGGTACAGAGTAAAAAATAGTCTTATGGGCATAGACGAGGATTTGCGCATTGTGGGTATATCCATAGACCTTGACAATCCGCAGGCTTCACAACTAACCTTCGGTGACCGATTTGAAACTCTTTCGGGCTTTATGACAGCAAAAACTCAGAGCCTGCAGTCTGCTATAGATAACTCAGAGTTTAGGAATAGGCAGGTCATAGACAGCAAGATAGAGAATGCGACTAAACTTATCACAGGTGCAGAGGGCGGTCACGTTATACTCGACCCGTCCGAGAAGCCTCAGCGTATTCTGATTATGGACACGGCTGATATTAATACTTGCAAGGCTTGTATCCAACTGAACAAAAACGGGTTAGGTTTTTGGAAGTCCTCAGACGGCGGTTCTGCAAAAGACGGACCGTACACAAATGCGTGGACCATCGACGGAAATTTGGTGGCTAGTTTTATAACCGCCCTGACCCTGACAGGGTTGAAAATCAACAACGGTAGCGGAACATTCAAAGTGGACGAGAACGGAAACGTGGTCGCTAACAAATTATCGTCGAAATCAGCAACTATCACAGGCGGAACGATAAATATAAAAACGTCTAGCCAAAATACCAGTGTAATTCAGTTATCCCATAACGAATGGACGCTGAAAGTCAGTCCATTGGAGATACGCATTGATAACAGCACAATAGGCGGTCATATCGTCCTGCAGGCTGGCGCTATGTCAGGCTATTGGAATGATGAATTAAAATTTTCGCTGGACACAAACAGCGGTAACATATCAACATATACGGACAGTGGCAAAAAGGTATTTACAGTTGATACCAATAACAGGGCGATGTATCTGTATAACGAAAATGAAAAAACCACAGTGCAGTGCTACGGCAAAACAGGTGATATCATGTGTAACAGCGTTACCACAAAAAACCACACACTAGACTAGGAGGGATAAAATGGCAAATAATGTTGATTTGACAACAGCAATCGAAACTGTCCGAAACGCATTTTACGGCCGTGACGTCCGTCAGGCGTTGGTTGACGCACTGACGGCAACAGAGCAGGCAGTAAATGACCTGAATCAGAATAAAATAAAAAGCGGTACAATTGAATACACGTTGGAAAAGGCAGCTTCAAGCGTGCAGATACCGCTAAATTTGGATTTTGTGCCGAAGCAGATATGCGTGTCGCTGAGGGATATCGGCACACCTAGCCCATTTCAGAACTACTGCACCCATGTGCAGGTGTACAAGGGCGCATATTTCGCAGTAATCTGCATGGGTCCTAGCAATGGCGCAACTACTGTCAACGTGCCTGCAGGAACGTACAGCATTGATTATATCGCAATCGTATAGGGGGTGCAGAAATGGTAATCAGACTAGACGAAAATTACAACGCAATGACATCAACAGCCCTTTTGGGCTATGTCGGTGAAACAAATGCTAGACCTGTATCTGTCGAGGGTATGGAGATAGACGGTGCAGACCGCTATGTGCTGACGATAGACTACGGCGATGGTGTGACGTATGAGGTCGATATCACAGGCGGACAGTGGACGCCAACAGCAGATATACTGCGTTCAGCGCAAACTGTCAGCTGTCAGATATGTGCTAAAAAACTGTCAGGACAGGAATATATCCTGGTGAAGAAATCACGCATATTCCGCCTGAGAATAGGTGCGGCTATAGGCGATGTTGCCGTGCCGTCACCAAGTGTGGCAGCTGACGCACTAGACCGCATAGACGCCATAGGCAGACAGGCGCACGCAGATATGCAGACAGCCGTCACCGCCGCAGAAACAGCGACTACAGCGGCAGAGAACGCAAAAAAATCTGCCACAAACGCAGGATTGTCAGCTGACACGGCAGAACAGGCGGCAAGCCGAGCTGAAACCGCAAAGACAGCGGCTGAAACGTCCGCAGCACAGTCAGAAACCGCAAGGCAGGGTGCGGAAAACGCACGTCAGCAGGCGGTCACATCACAGAATAACGCTAAAATATCCGCAGCCCAGGCGGCAACATCAGCACAGCAGACTGAGGCTGATAAGACAATAACTGCAGGCTACGCAAAGACCGCCAAGACCTGCGCTGACAGCACTGCAGCAGACAGACAGGCTGTCCAGACGTTGGCAGAACAGGTGACGGCTGACAAGGCTAATGTTGTAGAAAACGCCACCAAGGTCGCAGAGGACAGAACAGCCGCTGAGACCGCTGCACAGACAGCACAGGCGGTGGCTGATAGCCTGCCTGAGGACTACACAACCGCTGTCGGAAAGATAGCCGAGAATACAGCTGATATAGCTAGTATAAAGCTGACGGACAAGGAACTGAAAAGACGTGTGGACGCACTGTTTGACATGGGTCAGGGTATCACACATAAATTTGAAACGGACAGCGAAACAGCATATACCAAGGCGGTTCCTACAGGGGCAAAGCTGATGTCGGTGAAAAATATCGGTGGTAGGTCGATTGTGTTTAATCAAAGTTTTCAGCCAAGAAAAGAAATCAACAATGGCGTTACTGCAACCGCTGATTCTGACGGAACAATTACGTTGAATGGAACTGTAACAGCATCATACATCAATTTTAGAGATGTCACACCCGAGCAGAACAAGATAGGAAAATATATGTTCAAACTGCTTGTTCTGAACAATCCTGACAACATAAAAATGTGTTTTGGTTTTCTAAATCGGGGCAAATCAACTCCAACAATCACCAGTGGCTCGTCAGCCGTGATTTGTAATCAGACACAATCGGAAATTTCGCTAGGCAAGGCTACTGGAATTAGTGGTTTTGCAGTTGGCACAGTTTTCAATGATGTCAAAATTAAAATTCAGATTTTCGATTTAACCCAAATGTTTGGCAGTGGCAACGAGCCTTCCACTGTTGAGGAATTCGAATCAATGTTCCCTAACGGTTATTACCCATATAACGAGGGTACGCTTATGAGTATGAGCGTAAACAATGTTGAGAATGTTGGGAAGAATTTATTTGACTGTTACGGCTTTTCAAGTAGTGCAATTTTGGACATAAACGCTGAAAGAAGACTCACAAATAGTTATGGAACAACAATTTCTACAATTGAGCCTTCCAACAAACTCATTGTAACGCAGTCACAAGCAACAGGAGATTCAATCTCACATGCTAATAATGGTTGGTTTTGCATTGGTGTAAAGGGTATGAAATCGTCAAAAAATTATGTTTTATCATTTGATTTTACTGCAACGAAAGCACTTAGGGACAAAAGTGGTTTGCTATACCTTATTAACGGTCGTTACCCTCAGGCATTAATTGAAGTAAATGAAATTAATGTTAAGAAAAGAATTGCAATGCCATTCGAGTATATGGCACTTGATGATAGGCAATATATAGAAATCCGATTATGTGGTTTGAGTGGTATTTTTGAAAATTTCCAAATTGAAGAAGGTTCAAGCATGACTGCATACTCCCCATACAAAAAAGAGACATATGCAGTCCCACAATCAATCCTAAACTTAGAAGGTTACGGCTGGAGTGCAGGAACGGCACGAAACTATGTGGACTATGAGAATAAACGATATGTTCAGTGCGTGAGCAGCGTTGATTTGGGGACGCTGGATTGGAAATTTAACACGACTTCCGGTGTTGGAAATCATTTCTACGCACTTGCAGACCATCTCAATTTTAAATATCTAGGTGAATTTGGATCAACCATTTATAATGCGTTGTGCAGTAAATATAGAACAGTTGCAAGAAATTCCCATGTATTTGTTGATAAAACACTCGCAATAGACGGAGTTACCGTAGTTTCACAGATTCAGGTCAAAGACACCGCCTACACCGATGCCACCGCATTCAAACAGGCAATGTCAGGTGTAATGCTGTATTACGAACTAGCGGACCCTATCGTGACCGACATATCAACACTGATACCTGACGATTTTCTGCGAAACATGGAAGTCGAGGCAGGGGGTTCAGTGACATTCAAAAACAGCAATGACAGCTATCGCATACCAGTACCAAGCGAAGAAGAGTATGTTGTGAAACTGAGTGAAGTGGGAGGTAGCGTATGACGAATTTACAGAAAAAAATGGCTGACAAACTGGGGCTGACCCCTGACGATTTTCAGCCAAAAAAAGCCACAAAAGTTGACGAGTTAGAAGCACAAGTGCTATACACTGCGCTGATGACCGACACGCTGATTGAGGAGAGTGACGACAATGTATAGAAAAGTCAAACGTTTGTACGATTTAGGGCTGTACACTGCTGAACAGGTCAAGGATTTTGCTGACAGGGGCAAGATAACCCCTGAGCAGTATGAGAAAATCACAGGACAGAAATATGAAAGTGAGGTAGTAAAGTGAAATACATAATAATGCTGATGATCGTGATAGGGCTTGCACTGGCTGATTTTGCCACAGGCTGGATAAAAGCCTATTGCAAGGGCGACGTTCGGTCGTCAAAAATGCGCAAGGGCGGTCTGAACAAATTGGCTGAGATAGTCATCATGGGTGTGGCTATCGGTTCGGAAATAGGTTTTGAACAGCTAGGTCACTACTATGGACATAGCGAACTGGCAGGCATTGCAGGCACTATAACCGCACTAGCTGTTTTCGGGTATATTTTCACAATGGAAGTAGTTTCCATACTGGAAAATTATGGGGAAATCAATCCGCAGGCGCACTGGATAAACAAGGTTGTGGCAAAATTTGGAGTTTTCAAGGATAAGGAGGACTAATTATGGCTATGACATTTGATGAATTCATAAAGAAATACAAAGGCAAGGGCATTGATTTTGACAAAGCATACGATGTACAATGTTTTGACCTGGCTAACCAGTACAACCGAGAAGTTGTCGGGTGCGGTATGTTCATCGGTCTGTATGCTAGACAAATCTACGAAGATTTCGACAAGCAGGCGGTCAAGGGCTATTTTACCAGAATTAAAAACACGCCGTCATTCGTTCCGAAAAAGGGTGATATCGTTGTGTGGGGCGGCAGTCTGAACGGTGGTATCGGTCATGTTGCCATTGCCACAGGCGAAGGTAACACAAAATATTTCTACAGCTACGATCAGAACTGGTTGGGCAGAAATGACCCATGCACACGTGTCTATCACAACTATAACCACGTCTTGGGTGTTCTCCGTCCGAAAAATCAGAGCGTTATCAATCCGCCTACGCTGGAGACAAAAGGCTATAAGAAAGGTGCGAGCACAGACGGGTCGTATGCCATGAAACAGTTGCTAATCCTTGACGGCGCAAAGCTGGACGATAATGCAATCATCGGCAAAGGCACTGTCAGTGCTATCAACGCAAGGCTGAAAGGTTGGGGCTATAAGCCGAACGGCATAGCTGGCAAGAAATTCATCAAAAAATTAAGACAGAAAATTCAGAAATAGTCGCATAAATGTCGCATAAAATTCGCATAAATTTAGCCGTCAGAGCGTTTGCCCTGTCGGCTGTTTTACTTTATTATTCGATTTTTTTATCTTTTGCCATATCATTCTCAACGAGTTCTACAATCAAACCGGTTAAACTTTTCCCTTTGCTCTCAGCGTAAGCCTTATATCGCTCTTTGTCACCAAGCGGCAAGTTAAGCGTAAGTTTATCACGTTTTTCTTTCATATAGCGCATTGTGCGTTCTTTTGATTTTTCATTATACACAAATGTCACCCCCTCATTGTCATTATAGCACATATTCAATTACACGGCTATATGCAAAATGAACAAATACACGGCTATATATTTGTTGATATTTTAATATAAAAGTCATTGACATATACACGGCTATATGCTATAATAATATCAGAAAAGAACGAAAGGGGGCGGTTAAATTGGACAAGAAAATAAAAAAGCTTGTTAAGCTGGTCCAACAACTTAACAAGCTAATGATCGAGATAATCGGCTTGATTGGCTACATCTTGATCATAAAAGATTTACTTAAATAAGTAAATTCGGCAGAAAGGAGAGTTGACGCTCTCCCAACTGCTTGAATTATACCACAAAAACGAAAGGGTGTCAATATGAAAAAAGATATTTTCAAACTTTGCAAAGAGCTGCTCAAGCTCGGCGGATTGATACTTGCAGTAGCGTACCTGGTGTTAAGATAATTCAAGGAGGTAAATAACATGAAAGTTACAGTTGAAAACGAGAAAATCAAGGTCAACAGTCCGTACAACAAGAGCTTTGTCGCAGGGGCAAAGCAGATACAGGGTAAGTGGAACGCCCCTTGCTGGGTCTTCCCAGAGGAGAACAAGAAAGCCGTCAAGGCGTTGCTTATTGAATGCTACGGAGAGTGTGGAGAGCTTGGTGCGGTCAGCACTGTCACAGTAGATCTTGACCTCGACACTTATACAGAGGGCTACGAGGACGGAGAAATCAGAGTTGGCTCAATCGTTGTTCTGAAAAGACTCTATCGTGATAGAGAAGTTATTTTCTCTGACAATGCAATGCTTATAAGCGGTGGATTTGCCACTTCGGGCGGCTCTGCCAAAAATCCCAGGATATCAGCTGATGAGGGTACAATCGTTCGTGTTAAGGGCGTGCCTGAAACAATTTACAGTAAGATAAAGGACCATGAGGGCGTTAAGCTCGTATCTGATATAGACGTGGAAAGCTTAAAAGCAGAGCGTGAAAAGCTTCTCAAAAGAATTGCCGAAATAGACGGCTTGCTTGCGCTATGAAAGCGGCAGTCTATATAAGGGTGTCAACGCTGGACCAAGCACGAGAGGGGTACTCCCTCTCTGCTCAGCGAAAGACACTAACAGAATGGTGTGCCACAAGAGGTTATGAGGTATACAATGTGTATGCCGACGAGGGCATAAGCGCAAAAGATATTACACACCGCCCAGCGTGTCAAGCCATGCTTGAAGCGGCGTATAACAGTGAATTTGATATCATACTGATATGGGCGTTAAGTCGTTTCACAAGGTCCGTTGCAGATCTTTACGATACATGGGATAAACTACAAAAACATAACGTCAGCGTTGTAAGTTGCACAGAGGGTTTCGACACATCTACACCGACAGGGCGTGCTATGATGGGCGTACTTGGTGTTTTCGCCCAAATGGAACGGGAACTGACTGCCGAAAGGGTTTCATTTGCACTTGCTGAAAGAGCTTCTCAGGGAAAAAGGACTTGTTCTGACGTTTTAGGCTATAACCTAGATGGAAAGGATAGTCTTATTATCAACGAAACAGAGGCAGAAGTTGTTCGGTTAATTTTCCAAAAGTTCATTGAGTATCAGTCCTATCTACCTGTAGCTGAGATAGTCAACGCAATGGGGCATCATGGGCGACGAGGAAGTTCATTTAACGCTGAGTCGATAAAGAAAATAGTAACACGCCCTGTTTACATCGGCTATTATAGCTTTAAGGGGCATTTATATCAGGGCGACTATGAGCCGTTGATATCGGAAAAAGATTGGAGACACGCACAACGTATCGTACAGAAGATACGTTGCGGTCGGAGAAAGTATATCAGATAGTAGTTCAGCCGTCTCGGAGTGATTTGAGGCGGCTGTTTTTATTTTTTTATACAATGTGTGCAAAGTTCGTGTCATATTTCGTGTCATATTTTTATTATTTTAAATGATATTTTATCATTTCTGCACATATTTTAACATTTTAGGGCATAAAGAAAACCGCCTATCTACGTCATTTGACGCAAACAAACGGTTTTTTACTGGTCGAGGTGACGGGACTTGAACCCACGGCCTCTGCGTCCCGAACGCAGCGCTCTACCAAACTGAGCCACACCTCGAAATACCACTGTAATATTATATCACACCCATCAAACCTTGTCAAGGCGTTTTTTTCTGTTTTGTATCCTCTTTTTTTCTGTTTTGTATTCTCTTTGCTCTTTTTTTACTTCGTTGACCTTTGGTGTATGACGAATTTATTGAAATCATTCTCATTGTAACTTATTTTCATTGACATACGCTTTGCGTTGTGATATTATATATATAAAGGTGTTCTCGTTTAAAGGTTTTTGTATGAGGTGATGAAATTGATGAATATGAAGAAAAGAATGTTGAGCATTGTCCTGTCTGGCGCAATGGCTGTTTCTACTGCTGTGTCTGCTGGATCGTTCAGTGCCTTTGCCGTGGCGCAATGTGTTGCGTATTCAGGCTCTAATGTGAATGCTCAGGACTATGTGCAATGGTCTAACACAGTGAAATCTTACCTGACAGTGTGCGACAACGGCAATTATATGCGTGTCCAGTCAGGCGCTATCGAGGGCAAACTCCTTGTGGAATATTACAGCTCTGATTTTGAACCGCTCAGCACTAAGCTTATCGACAATGAACTGCCGGTCTTTGGTGCTTTCTATGACTCCGGCAATAATTATTATGTACTTAGCGGTCAGGAAAATCCGAAACAAAACGACTCCCTCGAGGTTTTCCGTATCACAAAGTATGACAAGAATTGGAACAAAATAAAGTCCTGTGGTCTGTATGGCGCTAACACTACAGTTCCATTCGATGCAGGCTCGGCAAGAATGACCCATAGCGGTGACCACCTGCTTGTGAGAACCTGCCACGAAATGTATAAATCAAGCGACGGCAATAATCATCAGTCTAATGTTACCATTGAAGTGGATATACCGTCAATGACTATCACGGATTCGTATACCGGCGTCATGAATGTTGAGTATGGCTATGTGAGCCACTCCTTCAATCAGTTTATAAAAACCGACGGCACCCATATAGTCGCCCTCGACCATGGTGACGCTCATCCACGTTCTGCTGTTCTGGTGAAGTATAATTCTGATTTTACCACAGGCAAATTCTTCCCAAGCTATTATGAAAAGGGCGGCAATATCGACGTTGTAACATACCCTGAATATACCTCCGGTCACTATAACTATACAGGTGCGGCTATAGGCGGCTTTGATGTGTCATCATCAAGCTATATAGTGGCACAGAGTACAGTTGACCTTGACTATATCAATACGTCAAAAACACGAAACGTTTATGTTTCCGCTGTTTCAAAGGACCTTTCCACAAACAAGCTCAATAAGATAACTTCTTATGCAGAGGGTACAGACTCAGCTTCTGCTCCACAGCTTGTGAAGATAAATAATAACAGCTTTTTGCTATTGTGGGCCAGAGATACAAAGGTAAGCTGTGTGAAGCTAAACGCTGACGGCACAGTAAACGGCAGTATACACACCTTTGAGGGAAGCCTTTCAGATTGCCAGCCTGTTATCAAAAACGGCAGAGCAGTATGGTATGTTTACGATAAAAATAACGTGACCTTCAACTCCCTGAACCTTTCAAATCTTGACGATATAAAGACGGTTGACGTCAAAACAGGTCATGACTACGAAACAAAGTACGCATCAAAAACTGACGGCACTGTAACACAGACCTGCAAGTCTTGCGGTTATGTGAATAAGTTCACAGTTCCGACTTCTACCACTGTTTATTGGCGCACAGACCTTTCGAATACGTCCTTTTCAAGCGTATTGAGCAAAACTCAGTTCAGTGCTGGCGACAGCATTGATTTCTGGCTTTATGACGATACAGATTACACAGTTGAATTTTCTGATCGCAGTATGGTAAGTGTAAATAAGCTTGAAAACTATGCTAATGATATAAGATGTATCACATTCAAAAACGGCGGTTCACTCACTGTAAAAATTTATCCTACATACAATCCGTCTGTAGCGAAGACATACAAATTCACCTGCGGATGCACGAGCCACACATATGGCAGTGCTGTTATCACAAAACAGCCGACCTGCACATCAGAGGGTACAAAAACAAAAACTTGTACGCAGTGCGGAGCAACAGTAACAGAAACAATTGCAAAGCTTTCCCACAGCTACACAGCCACAGTTGTTGCACCTACTTGCACTACTGACGGCTATACTCTCCACAAGTGTTCTGTTTGCGGTACTTCATACAAGGACAACACAACAAAAGCAAAAGGTCACAGTTACGGAAATTCTGTTGTAACAAAACAACCGACCTGCACAGCAGAGGGTACTGCTATAAAGACTTGCACAAAGTGCAATGCGACAGTTACAGAAAAGCTTCCTGCAAAGGGTCACACCGCAGTTACCGACAAGGGCTACTCTGCTACCTGCACCACCGCAGGCAAAACAGACGGCTCACATTGCTCAGTTTGCAATACTGTTATCAAGGCTCAGACAGTGATAAATGCCACAGGTCACAAGTCAAGCGTCTGGATAGTCGACAAGGCGGCTTCTATCGGAGTTAAAGGCTCAAAGCACAAGGAAT